CCTAAAAAAGCCAGCTTGTAGCTGGCTTTTCAGTTAATGTTTAATTATTAGTTATTCTCTTCAATCCAGTTATTAGACTTCCATACCATATCTAATGCGATAGGATCTTGTGCACCATAGTCTAGACCATCTGCGAAAGGAACACCTCCGGTTGGGAAACAATCTAGCAAAGTAACCTTTCTGTGAATATTACCTTGACGGTCATACATCACGATAATGATAGTACCAACGTAGTCTTTCTTAAGACCCATTGCACCTGTTGCAGGATCATAGATCTTTTTATACCAATCTCTAAGAGTCTTATAGATGTAGTTTTGATTTGCATCATTTAAGTTGAGAGAAAAGTTAATAGAAACGTCTACACTTGTAGTACCTGGCATACCAGCATAACTTCTTTCTGCAAACTTATATTTCTGGGTAACTGCATCATAAGCTGGATTCAAACCTCCTAATCCGCCTATTGTATTGACGTGTTCTAATAATAAAGTTCCGTCAATTCCACTAGGTGGTAAAATAGTAACTTCAAATAGATTACCCTGTATCGGCTCGTAAAGCTTGGTAGCAGCTACAGAGTTATTATAATGTGGTAAACCTGCCATTTTTATTTAAGATTATTTTAAGTATATATTGGGTTTTTCAAAGAATTATTAAAAGCCCGGATTTCTCCGGGCTTTTTATTTAATTATGAGAATTGACCTGTTGCAATAGCACCAGTTCTAAGAATCGTTGTTCTGTGAACTAAGATTTCTAGACCTTTAACAGGCTCAACGTATGTGTCTAAGATACCCATGTTAGCATCAATTACGTCTGGTGTATTATTAGTTGTGTCCATTACGTTCTTGAAGTCGTAAACACCGTTATCACGTTTTACACTGAACATAAAGTTATCAGCAAGTGTCTTGATTTCTAGACGTGTCTGAGCAGTGTTAAATTCAAACAGATAATTCTGTAGAATTGCAGCTATACCGTCTTGGATATAAATCAATACCTCTCTTACATGGATGCTAGAAAGAGCAGACTTTATGTTTTGTTGTGCAGTCTTGTTACCATGAATCTCGATACCAACACCTCTTTGGAAGATGATTGGGTTTAGACCAAACGGCTCGATGTAGTCTCTGTCTTCTTTATCGAAGTTAGTTTCTAGACCGATAAGACCTCTACCGCTTAGTACACCTCTTCTAGGACCTGCTACTATTGACCAAGGTAATGCGTTTGCATATTTGTCAATAAAGTTATTAGACACATTACCTGCTGGAGGAACTGTGATGTTTTTACCTCTGTCTCTTATTACTAAATAAGGGGCAAAGAATCCTGAATAGTTAGAACCATTAGAGATACTTGGTAAACCGTATACCATGGTAGGATTAAGTGTAAGATCACCTCCGGTAGAGATAAGTCTTGCTTGAACTGAACCACTAGCATCTGTAAATCTAGGATTTGTTGAATCTTTAAAGTCTTGCATTGAAGGTGCATTCAAAATAGCGAAAGCATTTTGTCTAGTCTTTGCAAGATATGAAAGCTGATACTTAGACTGTGGTTGAATACCAAGACCAAAGCTATCTACAATGTAGCGATAAGATATAGCATCTTTATCAATCAAAGCTTTGAATAGATTAGTATCTGGACCAATTGTATCACCCATGATTTCGTCTAGTCTGTCCTGTGTACCATTAGGAATATGATAGTTAGGATTAAGTGTGAAACCATTTAATGCAAACAATTTGTAAGCATCGATAACTGATTCTATATCTTTATATCTTTCAACTACAGTACCACTTTGGAACGTTTTAATCTCTTGGTCGCAATAGATGTGTAGAACCTGGTTAGGTGTGATACCTTCTCTTGCAATCTTTGTGATTTTTGTAAGTCTTGACTCACCATTTGGTCCAAGTTCAGTTGCAACTAAATAGTCACCTACATCTACTTTACCAACAGATGAAGTATATTCAACCTTGATTTCGTTTGCAGGAAGACCGGTTGCAGCAACAACTGTAAGCGATTGGTTAAGAGAGCCGGCAAGTGATTGTACTATAAATGTATTTGATATAACAGTACCGGTTGAGTCTTCATAATTACCAAAGTCTGGTAAAGCAAGCTGTGTTGTATATTCAGAGTCATTATAACCCTTGATATAAACAACTGGCACATCATAATACGTTGAAGTACCTGCTGCTAAAACAGTAGAATTACCACCTGTTACACCAGATGCGTCATCTGTTAATAAAGTATCTTCAAGTGACCAATCCATGTCTAGGAAATATTCTGTATTCGTAGAATCATAAGCGATATCACCTGTTGTGATTACACCATCATCCCAGTCGCTGAACAGATCAGAACCTGATTCTGCTGTAAAGAAATCATCGTCACCTGCACCATTTGTCCATGTAGTACCACCTGGTCCGTATAGGAAAAAGATCTGATCGCCGCCTGGTGATACATTTTCTATAGACACTTCGTAACCTGAAACCTCAATGCTCACACCGATGTATAGGAAACCTGATGCTTCGGTTAATGTAACGATAGGCGCCCAGTTGTATGTTCCACCGTTGTTTACTAAGACATATGAACCTGCAACTCTCTGTGTCTGACCTTGTCCTGCGACATTAGCAGAAAGTTTATTCTCAATTAATGAAGTGTATTGAGGATGGTCAGAGCTTATACGGATTACATAGTTAGCTATATTAGCACCTAGACTAGAAGGAAGGTCACCGCCGGTTACTACAGGTGGTGTAGTTGAAGCAGAACCTGAACCAGCACTTGTTAGATAAAATGCAATGTCTGTAGATGTGTTAACTTCAATACCTACTTCACTTGTATTTGTTTCTAGATAATCAAAATCATCTCTTACTGCTCTGTCATATGATAAGAATTTAATACTTGTAAATGTAGGATCAGTATTGGTTTTATTCTCAATGTTATGACCGACTAAATCAATACCGGTTTCAGTACCACTGATGATTTCGTCACCGTCAAACAATGATTTATTCACGGCACAAAGTAAACCAGTAGATGCAGTATCGAAATTGATAAGATCTTGGATGAATAGGTTATTACCATTAAGATCTATAAAATCAGGAATCAAAGATCCAGTGTATTGTGCAATAACCGAAACACTAGGAAGATCCAAGAATGCTTGATAAGAAGACTTCAACAAACCTTTAGTTGCATCAAAGAATGTACCATATATTGGATCGATTGCTAATTGTGCATAGTTTGAAAAATCACCTGCAACTACAAATACATCAATCATGTAATCACTAATGTAGTCAAATTCGCTCATAAATGCTGGAACGTTACCTGCACCAAACCATTCTTTAGCAAGGATGTTAAACGCAGTTACATTTTGTGCTTTGCGTGCAAAAACTGTAATTGGTGATTGTTTTAGATTAACCATTTGTATAACACCGGTATTAACTGAACCGATATTATTTAGAAATGCTAGATCTTCAGGGAACCAGAACTTATCTTTATTGTAGAAACCTGAAAAAAGAGCAGTCTTTTCAATTGGATTCACTTCAGTAGACGCTGTTGAAAATGTTTGATAATCAACGATATCCGGTGAAGCACTTTCAAGATCATTATTTAATCTTAAAAGATTTAAGGCAAGGATAGGACCTCTTTCTAGAGCAGACAACGCTGTTCTATGGAAATAAGAACCTTTTCTTTCTAATGTTCTATCCAATGGACCGAAAACATTTTGGAAAAATCCAGTGTCAGATACAAATACAGGGGTGTTGAATGGGCCCTCTTTAGAGAAACCTACAACCATGCGAATCTGTTCAGCTGGAATGCTAGCAACTTGACTCTTGTCAAATTCAAGTCTGTATACGCCGCTAGACTTAAACTGTAGCAATTCTGGTGATAATGCCATTTTATATACGTTATTTTTATTTGAATTATATATCAGCCAAGCAAGTCGTAAATATCAAAATACACGTTGCCGTCACCTTCCTTATTATTCTTATTTAAAGCTTCCTCCATTTCATCATGCAGACCGTCATCTATGACATCTAGAATCTCTTCTATAAAATCTGAACAGTCTATTGTAGAAAAGAACTCAGTGACAGAAACGCATGTCATGACATGGTCGTCATGACCCATTTGACCGATGTATGAACCAGATGGCGTTCTACCGAAAGATGATAGTTCTTTTATCGTTTCCATGTCGTGTACAAATATCTTGTTTTGCTCTATGTACTTTTTTAGGTTCTGGCAAAAAAGAGTTTTATTATCCTTTTTAATTTTCAATCCATATTTAGCAACAGTAGCGTCATGTCTATGTTTAAACTTAACAACCATCTCTTCATCAAACTCATTTCGCTGTGGAAATAAAGTTATTAGATAATTGATTATTGTAGCCCCATATGTGTTATACTCAATAACAAGTTTCGTATTCTCTTGATAGAAGATATCAATACAGAGGGTGTATAGAATTTTTGAAGTGTCTTCAACGCTATGTTCATTACTTCTGAACACACCTACTTGTTTAAACGCAAAGAAATCGTTAATAGAACTAGGCGAACTAATTCGATCAAAGTCTTTACGTTCCATCGGGACAATCTCCCATATGTTAAATACAGTATAGTCACCGCCGACACCTTCTGCAAGGTCTATACTAAATACCCAGTATCTATTTCTATCCTTAAACTCGGAGCCATCATATTCAGGGTCAAAAAATAAGTATCTTTGCAAGTCCATTGAAATTTTTTCAAATTCATCAAAGTCTAAATATACAAATTTCTTTTCACCTTTCTTAAGCTTCTTAACAGATGCACCAGAAAGTAGAAGATTACTGGATGCCATAAATTGGTTTCCGTATTGGCGGTTAAACGCCTCTTCGCTACCAAGGTTCTTAACCTCTTGTGCCTTCCATTTCTCATCTCTACCTGGTACTTGCCACCAGTCAACTCTGAATGCTGCGAACTCATTTAATTTCTTTTCAGCAGCATCATATATCTCAAAGAACTTATTATAACCGTTAGGTGTACTGGTAATAATAATACGTGACACCTTCGACGAAGACAGAGTAGGATAAACGTTTTCATAGAAGCTGTCAACGAAACTATGATGGATGTGAGCAAACTCATCTAGGAATAGAAGATGTATGGTAAAACCGATACCCGCTTTACCTGTTGTAGATTGACCTACAATACGGCAACCGTTATCGAACTTCATATTCATTACGTCATTCTTTAACATGCCTGGTTTCAAAAAGAATGGTAGGTTTTCTAGAATGGCTTTTACTTTATCCAGAATCTCTTTTGTTGTAGCACCCTTGTTTGAAAGCATAAGTGCATTCTTGTCATAATTAAACAGGACATACCATGCAATGAATATAGCCGAACATATTGTTTTACCAATCTGACGTGATGCAAGACATACATTGAATCTATTTTCAACGAAACTTACAAGCATGTCTTTTTGATAGTCTCTTAACTTGATACGCTGTAGACCCTTATCGGTCATTACTGTTGCAAAGTGTTCAGCGAAATAAAGAATGTCATTGGCACATTTTTTAATGTGCTCCATTTCCTCGTCCGTGTATTCAAATACAATATTACCTCTTCGGTAATTCATATTTCCCTCACTGAATGGGGTTGCTTTAACTTTAGCACCCTCATCCATGGCTCTTATCAATTTCTCAACAGCAGCAGTCGACCAAACCAGCCTCTCTTCGTGATTAGGTTCAGTCGGCGAAGAAGATGAAATCATGAAATCATTCGTCATACTCATCGTAATTTTCTACAGGAAAATCGTCATCTAAATCATCGATTAACGGCTCTGCATCCAGGGCTTCATCATCCTGCTTATTTGTTTCAATCTCATTTTGTATTGACATCATGAGATTTTTAGTGCCCCTGTTAACATTTGTAGGGCCTTCTAATTTCTTTGTCTCTTCACCACCCTTTATTCTTTTGGTTTCTGAGTAAACATCATAGTCTCTTGCAAGCTTCTTAACACCCTCTTCGGTTGCCATCATATACATGGTCTGGCTTTTAATAATGTCAAGCATCGACTTTTGCAAGGTGCCTAATACCTCAAACATACGAGGTGAAACATCACCGTCGTCTATTTGCTCTAACAGGGTTGTGATTGCACGTTCAGCAGTTTCCATTTGAAAGATCAGACTACTTAAGGTCATCTCTTCAATCTTCATTTTGGCTTTTACATACTCAT